CACCCTCAGGTAATATAATAACCTCTTCAGGAACAAATACTCTTTGGAACTACCCTGATCCAACTAAATCATATGCTATTTCTTCATCAAATCCAGTATTAACAGATTATTATGATAAAGGTTATAAAATGGATAATACTAGCGGTAGTGTAGGTGCTGGAGGATTTGGTGTTGTAGCTTTAGATTGGAATATGCAGGTTGGAGATGAATTTAGATTTGAAGGAACTGAAGATAGTGTTTTTATGGTTAAAAAAGTATATGGACTTACTGAATCTGATAGTGAAAGATTATCAAATACTGGATCTGTAGAAGTTCATTTTGATAAACCAATTTCTACATCATCAATTAATTTAGATCATTTCTTAATTAGAAGATATGTACCTGACGCTAGTCAAATTATTATCGAAGGATTTAAACCGACTAATGCAGTAGGACCATATATTGTAAAACCAAGATACCTAACTACTAAATTAGACTCAGGAATTAGTGAATATGTCACTGAACTTACTAATAAAGGTTTGATTTAATAATATTTATTAATATATTACTATACAAATGTTAAAACAAAATGGGATATTTAAATAATCAAGTAATAACAATCGATGCTATATTAACTAAAAAAGGCAGAGAATTGTTAGCAAAAAATGATGGTTCTTTTAGAATCACACAATTTGCTTTAGCTGATGATGAAATAGATTATACATTATATAATCCAACTCATCCATCAGGATCCACATATTATGGAGAAGCAATAGAAAACATGCCTTTATTAGAGGCATTTCCTCTAGAACAACAAATAATGAAATATAAATTAGCTACGTTACCAAGAGGAACAGCTAAATTACCTGTTTTAGATTTAGGTTATTCTGCAATAACTCTACAACAAGGAGCCACAGTATCAATTACACCACAAACATTAAATTATTTAGGAAATAATCAAACATTTGAAACAAGTGGTTATGCCCTTACAGTTTCAGATGTAAGATTATTAAATACTTTTACAGGATTAGGAATTAATACAACAGCTGCTACTGATGCAAATACAATAGCTGCTAATTCTATAACTCAAACATTAGGAACAGATGTTTCAAATACAATAATAGGAACTCAATTTAGTTTAAGAGGAACTACTATTAATACTTTATTTGCTCCTACTAATACTTCTATTAATGGTACATTAACATTTGTAGGATTAGATAGTGGTGCTAGATTAACTATTCCTCTTACTATTAATTATACAACTTAAAATATAAAACATGTCATTTAAAAGATTAGAAACAGAAGACTTTGTAGTAAGTATGGATTCCTTAACAGGAACTGTTTGGACAAATGACGTCCCAACGTTAACGTCTTTTTTCTCTAGTTCAATCCAAGAAGCTTCTTCAGCTGGAACATATTATTTAGCAGTATATAATACAAGCTCAGCAGACCAACAAGTCCAATTTGATATAGCGTATTGTGATAAATTAGGAAGTGGAAGTGCTTTATATAACAACGCAGTTGCTGAAAATTCTCCAACAAAAACATTATATGGGCAATATAGATCATTAATATTAGAGGACGAAAATTTAGATTTTATCTTTGGATCAGCAGCTCAAACAGGAATTGATGCTTGTGGGAATACTATAACAAGTAGTACAGCTGTAATAAGTGAAAATTTTTGGATAATGTCTATAGAAAGATCTAGATATAAACAATCTATTTTCCCAGGTTCTTTAAATCTTACTATTTCAGGTAGTGGAGGAGCTAATGGTATTCTTAAACTTACAGATAATTCAAATGATATTTCAACAATCCCATTTATAGGTTCAACTAGAGCATACCAAATAGTTTCTGGATCAAATGGATCTGGAATTAGTGCCAATGCTGGTTACACTGATGCTTCAGGTTCGTATGGAATAATGTTTCCTGATTTAGGTTTAATTATGTTAAACCCACTTGCTATAAGTGAATCAATTAAAATATCACCTAGTAGATCAAATGATTCTGCTGGTTTAAATAATACATTGTTATTTGATGCTTTAAATGGTGGGGCAAGTTTTACTTTAAATTCTCAAGAATCAATAGCTTCAGATTATGTTTTTGTAAGGGCAAGAAATAGTGAATTTAATTATTCTGAAAACCCTAGTTTTATCTCAGGATCTACAGGTGAAGTAATATATTCAAATTTTATAAATGCTCCCCAAACATATATTACAACAGTTGGGATGTATAATGATATGAATGAACTTGTAGCTGTTGCTAAAATGTCCAGACCATTATTAAAAGATTTTACAAAAGAAGCTCTTATTAGAGTAAAATTAGATTTTTAAAATGAATGAGTGTCTACAAGCCATTTATAACATCAGATGTAATAGTTACTCCTTTTGAAGTAAACAAATCCTTTATTTTTAAGGGTGGAAATATATTAACTGGTTCTGATATTGGTATTGAGAGATATTTAGGACAAAATATCCAAGAAGTTTTATGGACCTCTGGTTCAAATCCTACAGGGCAATCTTATATTCTAAATAAAAAATTAGTATATGACTCAATTAAACAATTATATTACACTAATTTCTTAAAATCTCCATCAGGTTCTCAAGCAGCAACTGCATCTTTTAATTTAGATGGAACTATAACTGGTCCTGCACCAACAACAAATTATTATAATTATTTAGGTAGTACTCTTAATATTAATAGAAGTTTTCCTACTGAATCTAATGCTAAAATAGGAGTAACTTCAATCCCTTCAAATTTATATGGAGAATATATCAAACCTGGTAGTTTTAATATAACATCCCCTTCAGGAAGTATAGTAGATGATGCCGAAGGAAATTTAATTTTTAGTAGTTCTTTTTGGACAGCATCATATACCCATGTAGGAAATATAATATATGAACATGGTATAGCGGTTTGGAATAAAAAATCATTTGGTTTATTTGATGGGTATGGATATGTTACTTATGGACAATCTTCACCTAGTCAATCATATGGAATATATGGAGGAGCATTTGATTCATTTTTTGAAAATAATGTTACCTGTTCATTTAAAAGTACTACAACTATTTTTGAATCTCAATATAAATGTACCGCTAGACCAAACGAATTTCTATTTACACTTAACCCATCAATAATTTCAGGAAGTAAACCATGTCCTGATAATATTACTAGTACATTATATGATTTTGCAACTGGTTCTTATTTTACCCCATATGTTACTACAATAGGATTATATAATAATGATAAAGAATTAATAGCAGTTGGTAAATTAGCACAACCTCTTGATATGTCTGATACAACAGATACAACAATATTAGTTAATTTAGATTTATAATATGTCCCCTTGGATTTACGATAATCAAGAAATATTAGATATTTCTCAATTCCCTAAAAACACATTTGGTTTTGTTTATAGAATTAATCATTTACTATCTGATAAATCTTATATTGGAAAGAAAGTTTTATTTCATAACCGTAAAACTAAATTAGGTAAAAAAGAATTAGCCCAATATGAAGGAATGATTGGAAGAAAACCAGTATATAAAATGGTTACTAAAGAATCTAATTGGAAAAAATATTATGGTTCAAATAAATCATTATTAGAATTAGTAAAAAAAGAACCTTCAGAAAATTTTAGAAGAGATATTTTAATACTTGCTCCAAATAAAAAAATATTAACCTACCAAGAAACTAAATTTTTATTTGTTTTTAGAGTATTAGAAGAATCTGAAATGTATTTTAATGATAATATTCAAGGTAAGTTTTTTAGAAAAGACTTTGATATCTAATAAAACTTTTATATATTACGTTACGTGATTAATGAATTACTAGTTAATTTAGTAAACTCTGTTTTAGGAACAGGGAAAAGGACTGCTAGGGGAAACCAAGCATACACCTGTCCTTTTTGTCATCACCATAAACCAAAATTAGAAGTTAATTTTACTGAAAATAAAAAAGGACATAATCCTTGGCAATGTTGGGTTTGTGGAAAAAAAGGTAAAACTATAGGAAGTTTATTTAAACAATTGAAACAACCATCCCAAATGTTTCAAAAATTAAATAAATTAGTAAAAAATGTATCTATAGATGTTAATACTAAAGTTAATGATGAAATTTTAGAATTACCTAAAGAATTTAAATCATTATTAGATAATCAAGATATTATAGCAAGACATGCACTAGCATATCTTAAAAAAAGAAATATTACCAAACAAGATATTTTAAAATATAATATTGGTTATTGTGATTCAGGGCGTTATATGAATATGGTTATTATACCTTCATATAATAGTAATGGTGAATTAAATTATTTTACCGCGAGATCATTTGAAAAAAATCCATATATTAAATACCGTAATCCTGAATCCTCTCGTGATATTGTGCCGTTTGAATTATTTATTAATTGGGATTTACCTATTACATTATGTGAAGGTCCTTTTGATGCAATGGCAATAAAAAGAAATGTAATCCCCTTATTTGGAAAAAATATTCAACCTGCTTTAATGAAAAAAATAGTTGAATCTAAAGTAGAAAAAATATATATTGCTTTAGATGATGATGCTATGGAACAAGCATTTAAATTTTGTGATATATTATTAAATGTAGGAAAAGAAGTTTATTTAGTAGAATTAGATGGAAAAGATCCAAGCGAATTAGGTTTCGAAAAATTCACTAAGTTAATACAAAAAGTTTCTCCTTTAACTCAATATACACTTATGGAGAAAAAAATATCAATCATATGAAAACTAAAAAACGAAATATTAAAAAACGTTATAATAGAATCTTAGAAATATCTGAAGATGCAAAACAAATAACCCTACCAGATTCAAGATATTATAGAAGAAATGGAAGTTATTATCCGTCAATTACATATGTTTTAAGTTATTATCCAAAAGGTAAATTTTTTGAAGATTGGCTTAAAAAGGTAGGATATTCTTCTGAATATATAGTTAAAAAAGCTTCTGAACAAGGTACTCAAGTACACGAAATGATAGAAGAATATTTAAATGGTAAAGAATTAAATTTTCTTTCATCAAGTGGTTATCCTTCATATGATCCTGATGTTTGGCAAATGTTTTTAAGATTTGTTGAATGGTGG